GTTGAAGACGCCACGAGTTATTGCCATGGAACCTACCTGCATGCAGTACATGCAGCAGGGGCTCCTACGGTGCTTTCTCGAGTGGTTTGGGAGAGATAGACTCCTCCCTCACTTGATCGGATTTGACGATCAGGGCCCTAACCAAGCCCTTGCTCGTCAAGGTTCGCTTGATCAACGAACCGCAACGCTAGATCTTAGCGATGCTTCTGATCGTGTCTCCAATCAGCTCGTTAGGGCTATGTTGGGTCAATGGCCTCATTTGTTTGAGGCAGTAGACTCGACCCGGTCCCGTCGGGCTGTCGTAGGCGGTGAGCACGGAGAAATCCGGCTCGCCAAATACGCGTCGATGGGTTCAGCACTCTGCTTCCCCGTTGAGGCGATGGTCTTTACGACATTGATCTTTATTGGGATCCAGAGGTCGCTCAACGTTTCACTTTCCCGACGAGACTGTAGAAAGTTCGTCGGCTCGGTGCGCGTCTATGGGGACGATTTGATTGTTCCTGTAGAACATGTGCCTACTGTGGTGCAGACGCTCGAACATTTCGGTGCTCGAGTTGGTCTGGACAAGAGTTTCTGGACTGGAAAGTTCAGAGAATCTTGTGGCCGGGAATACTTTAATGGGCAGGACGTAAGCATTGTCCGTGTCCGGCAAGCTCTCCCGACATCACAGCATGATGCAACTGGTGTTGTCTCGGTTGTCTCGCTTAGAAATCAACTCTTTTTGAGTGGAAACTGGGCGACTTGCCGTTGGTTGGACGATTATATCAGGGGTGTGATAAAACACTATCCTGACGTCCTTCCCACATCACCAGTGCTGGGCAGGGTGTCTTCGCTCGGCTATCAAGCCGATCGTGTTCACCCATACCTTCATAGCCCCCTTGTCCGGGGGTATGTTGTGGAGGCCAGATCCCCTCGAGATCATCTCGAGGGAAATGGTGCCCTTCTCAAGTGCTTGCTCAAGTTGGACACGCGTAGTTGGTTAAGGGGTAAAGTCCCCTGCTACGCATCTGACAGCGAACAACAGAATGATTACCTGTTGTATCGCGCCCCGGGAGTTTCGCCACTTTCGGGTTCTGAGCAGCACCTGGAGCGTTATGGTCGCCCCAAGTCGACTACACTGAAACTTGGGTGGAGACTGCCCTTCTAGGGGCTAGTCGGACCAGTTTAATAACTGGCCCGTGGGAGGAGTCAAGTGTCCCGTAC